TTTACATCGGGCATTAGAAGTTCTCGCTAATCTGTTGTTTAAAAAGCTCAGCTTGACTAGTGTCATCGTAGTCGGAATACAAGTAATATGTCTCTATCTGAGGCCATAACTCGTAAGGTATTTCACTTTCCAATAACCACGTACCATCTTCTTGTATGTAATACCAAGAGCTTGTGTCATCTATGAAAGCCCACTTTATAGAGTGTGCTCTCTCTGATTCAGGCCACAAGTCAGACATTGTATAATCTGAGTCTCTGTAGTATCCTACCTCATCTGCGTAATCTTCAGGGCTTAGCTCGTAAACTGACGTACCATAATTAGTATATGACACGTATTGAGTAGAGACATAATCATATTTTGTCTTTACTACATTTGTAGCTTTGCTATCAAAGTTTCTTACGTCAAATGAATATAGAGTGTTCGTGTTTAATGAATATATACTTACATCTAATCCCTGAGAGTTAAACGCCTTTTCTAAGAATTCTAGCTCAGAAGCATAAAACAAAGTTTTAGCCTCTGCCCAGTATCCTACGTATAAAGGACGATTAGTCTCACGAGATAAATGTAATTTGGACAAGTTATCTTTAACAAAAGAGATAGCAAAATCGCCGTCAATATGCTTAACTGCTTCTTGAATAGTATTACTATTGTCAATAGATTTAAATATCAGTTCGCTGTCTACTTGACAGGAGGTATTTAATATCTTTTCCAATTCTCTCACATTATTCAAGCAACCGTTATGAGCACCAATAGTTTTACCAACACGAAAAGGGTGAGCATTATCTTCTGTAACCTCGCCCATTGTAGCAAACCTCGTATGTCCTAGATATATCGTATTCTGTGATATGTCACGCATACTGAGATTAAACTCCTTTGTATTGACAAACTTTGATGACGGCAGTAATGATTTATAGACTATTGAAGATTGAGGCCCAATGACAGCCAAGCCTGAAGAATGAGAGCCACGGACTTCACTTGCTATTGCAAGATATCTCATGACGTTCATCGTCTTCTTAAGCTTTGCAGTCTGAGTAGGCTCAATGCTTCTAGCCATACCATAAATACCACACATAATTTGCTCCTTTTTATTAATTAACTTACTGACACGAGAGAAAAAAACTATTGGAAAAGCTCTCGTGTTTCGGGCTTATGCCCATCGTCAGAGTAAGATTATTGTAGGCTATTCTTATACGCCCTCACAACGCCTTTGAATAGCTTTTCATCTTCTTTGACATTATATAGAGTATAGTCTACTTGTGTTCTTATCTTAGTTTTCATTGACTTATCTACTCCGAGTTCACGGAATAGCTCATAACTATCTTGCTTCACAGCAGTACATAGTTTGACTAGTTTGTCGTATTTATCCTCCAGCTTACGCTGTTTGAGTAGTATTTGTTTTTCTGTCATCTTCTTTCTCTTTCTTGTGTTGTTTAGTTTTATTTCTCTTATATCTCCATTGTCCCTTTGGTAGTTCTGCAGGTGTCATGGAATTCCTCTCTAACTCGTCTATATGTAGAGAGTAATCTTTTACTATCTTAGCATTGATTAATGACGGCTTTCTTTGTAATGAGCCAATCATCTCAGGTATGAGCCTTTCATACTTACACCTCATAAGATACTTACGTCTGTTCTGTGCTTGTCTTTCAAGCTTTTTAATATCTTTTTTATATTCCTCATTAAACCCTACTAGAGTGACGCAATCACGTATATGAGCAAATTTCGCGGTTAATCGTTTACATGAGTTTACATGACGTGAGCCATGCTTACCTGTGTATACGTTCATCTTATCTGATGCCCTGCTATCTTGCCTACGCATAGGTGTTGTCTCGTCTGATTTGAAATCTGTCATAATAAATAATCTCTCAGTATGCCTGACGCTTGAGCTTAGAAAATCTTTTCTTCTGTCCTGACATTTTAATGAGGAATTCTTGTTTCATTTCCTCAGCTAATGCAGGGTTAGTGTCTATGCGTCTGTGTATTGAGTAATTACCTTGTAATGACGCTATCTCAATTGCAGTATCTATCTTAGCGAACCTCACATGTTTCAATAGTCCGTCCCATGTCTGTGCTAATGTGTCGTATACTACGCTCAGTTCCTTATCAGGGCAGAGTTTAGATATCATATCGCTTGTCATTATAAGCTCATACAAATTATCATCTCTTACACTTATGATTGCTGTCATATCAGACGGCATTTCCTCGATAGGTGTTTTAGTGACAACTGATTGCTTACATGTCGGGCAAGTATGTTTGTCAGTAATGTAATGTTGTGTCATAATATTAATATACCCTCAGTATAGTTGTTTAGTGTGAATATTTTTCATCTACTTAATTTACTAAATAATAGGGAATATACCTACATGTTTGTATGAGCGTGCCATGTTTGTACGAGGGCCCTTTGTCCTGCTGTGTTAATGGGGGTTTGCTGAGGCAGGAGCGAACGGAGTGGTGTAGATTTGCGGAGCTTAGCAACACGGAGTGAGCGTCTAGCTATCCTGCCTCAGCAAAAATAGCTCATTATCCTGCCCTGTTATCCTGCCCAGCCCAACCAATTTTTAATTATACATAATCAGGTGTCTTACTGTTGAACAAGTATTTTAAATATGTTTAGGAGGGTAACGTATTTAGAGCTATATTCTTATATGACAACAAATAACAACGGAACAAAATACTTTGGCGAAACCACCGCCGATTTTAAGAAAGGAGAAAATGATACAATGTCGGAAAAGAAAAAAACGATTGCTTTACAAAAGCAAAGTTATAATTCTCAACGTGCTACGGCTGTTAAGTTTGACGAAGCAAGAGCAAACAAAAACACGCCAACTGAGGTACTAGCAATCCTACCAGAAATAAGCGAAGAATATAAATCGCATACTGAGGAGTTTGATGCTACATACCACGAGAAACACGCGAGAAGTCAAGGAAAAGCTTTTTTGAGAACTGAGGTTAAAAACTCGGATAATCTTTATAAATATGCTGAAAAGCTTAATAAGGAAATTGCTCAAAGAGGGTTAAAAGATACTGACGGATTTGTCAAGGTGTTTTATATTACTACACCTAAGTTGGTTAGTGTAAGTCAAGAGTATAAAGACTTATTTCCTAAATCTGTTATAACTCAGCAAAACAAACTAAACAAAACCGAAAAGGTTTAATTAGTTAAATTGGTTGTGTGGGGTAGGTTGTCGCCTCACATTGTACCAATATCACGCGTAAAACCTCAGCCACACAAATAACGATGAGCCACGGAGTATCGGGGGTATAACTCTGAGCTGTCCCTTGACTCACTTTTATGTTCTGCGGCAGCAGGTTATAAAATGTGTCAATGGGCTAGAAGCTCTTAGAGTTATGTACCCGTGATACTCTGTGGTTCAAGGTTATTTGTGTGGCTGAGCGTAGCGAAGCCTAACTAAAAAACCAAATTTTCAACCAAATACTTGAATTTCTAATTAGGAAAAGGGGCACGCCTCTTTTATATGAAAAGAAGCGGACACAAAATCGTGTAATTTTTTGAGTTTTGTAACTTTTTCAACGTTTTGGCTAATTATTCCCTAAGGTTGGTTAAATTTCGGGGTTTGAAATAAAAAATTTTCGGATTTAGAGCCCCTCTGAGTTACTCAGAGTACATATTTAATATAATGTTTGTAAAAGCCATTATATTACTCTATTCTTTCTCTAGTTTCCGTGCTTCGCACTCCAAAAAATAAGAAATCGACTTGATTGCTGTCAAATGTTATTTTAAGTTATTGAAATATAATTGTTAAATATTTTATATAAATAAGTGTTGACACAGGTAGAATAATACTACTAATTTGGCTTGTATTTAATTAAAATAGGGAGAAAATACAATGGATAAATTAGGCAATATAGAGTTAGGTGGTCACGAATATAGTGTAATCATACAAGAACTTATTTCACCGAATCCTGGTACAGATTTATATGGAAGACATGAAATAACACAGAATCAAATTCTTATCAACGAAGTGTTAACCTTAGATAGAGCTAAGGAAACGCTTATTCACGAGGTTTTACACGGTATCTTAGTCAATTCAGGACAAGAACACCCTGAAAACATTATCGACGCATTAGCAAACGGATTGTTCCAATTAGGTATAGGAGATGTATTATGGAAAAAAGTACAGAAAAAATCCTAGAAGCAAAGAAAAATAAGGATTATAAGCTAGTTCAGCAATTACAGCAAGAATTAGATATACTTAGAAAATTAGAAGATAAACCTGATATGGAGGACTTTCCAAAACATGGAACAAAAAACAACAACAGCTGAAGATACAGTATTACATATAAAAGACAACTTTCCTGAAACAGAGCACGAGTTTCAAAAGATACTTAATACTATGTATATGACATTTTGTAAAAAACAATTTGACTACGGACCTGGCAATATTGCTATGGGAACTCAATTAAAATCGGAGGAAGAAGTCAATATAGCCCTATTAGGTATTATAGTAAGGCTAAACGATAAGATAAACCGACTAGTTAACCTTTCAACTAAACATAACTTCAAAGCTCAAAATGAGCCTATAGAAGATGCATTTTTAGATACTGCTGTATATGCAGTGATGGCGTTAATAGTTAAAAACCAGAAATGGGGTAAATAATGGCTAAAGCTAAAAAAACAACCTCAAAAAGAGGGCGTAAGAAAAAAGCGTTAACTTTTTGGGATAAAGTAGCAAGAGGAGTAGAAAGAGTATTTTCTACTGCGTTTCCAAAGAGAGCAAAATAATGGCTGGAATAAAATGGACAGATGAAGAAATAGTAATTATTACTCAATATACTAGAACAATTAAATCTGCATTCGAACTATATCAAGAAATACGTAAAGCCGGATATAATAGAACGTATAAGGCTGTAACTAAGAAAATAGAAACAATGGGATTTAGAAAACCTTCTAGATTTAATTCTGGACATGAGATTACTATTGGATACCTAGACATTGAAGCTACGGGATTTAATGCTAATATTGATGTAATGTTATCTTGGTGTTTAAAAGGAAGAGATAATAGGAAAGTAGGAGGAGCTTGTATAACCAGAGAAGAGCTAATGTCTGAAAACCAAGATGCAAGAATAGTTGAATTGCTAGTAGAGGAAATGAATAAGTATGACGTAGTAGTTACTTACTATGGAACTAGGTTCGATATTCCTTTTATTAGGACTAGAGCCTTGTATCACGGAACTTACTTTCCAATGCATAGACAAAAATCACACAAGGACCTATACTATACAGTAAAGTCTAAGTTAAAACTGCATAGGTCTTCATTGGCAGCAGCAACAGAGTTTTTTGGAATAAATGGTAAAACGAGAGTAAAACCAGAATATTGGCAAAAAGCAAGATTCGGTGACCCTAAGTCACTGAAGTATGTTTACGAGCACAATGTTTCCGATGTAGTGATTTTAGAAAAGCTTCATAAGAAGATAGAAGAATACGGTGCACCTACCGTTAACCCAATATAGGAGAGAAAATGAGTGAAGATAAAAAACTTAAACTTGTATTAGATGATAAAGAATACGAATTTGAGATAGAAGACCTTTCGCAAGAAGGTCAAGCTCAGTATACTAGAGCGAATCAATTAGCTGGAGAACTAATGAGATTGGACCAACAATCTAACGAATTAAGATTTCTTGCTAATAATTATATTCGTTTTGTTACTGATGAACTAGATAAGGATAAATCTGTTGACGACAAGAGTAAAAAATAGTTACATTATATGAAAACTCGTGTTGTTAAAGATATAACGCACTATCTATATGAAAATGTTGCTGAGTTCAGAAGCCACAATGATTCGGTTGGTTTGGCTTCTGACTGGCGGCACTCTTCTCTTGGAGACTGGATTATTACAGATGACGGTCAAGTATGTCAAGTTTTGCATTTAGGCGTACTTAAGAAGAACGATAGAAAGAAAGAAACTACATTTATTAGAACTATAATAGGTTCTTTTGTATGTAGTCCTTCTGTTAAGATTGAAGGCGAAATGAAAACAAATATGCATACTTTCGCAACAAAGGGAGAATCTTCAGAACAAAGAAGAAAAAAAAGAGAAAACGCAAATACTAAAGAATTTTTGTTTGCTCAATATGTAGCAAAAGGAGATGACGTTGTTAAAGCATATATAAACGCATTTCCAACTAATAATGAGAAATATGCAAAGCAGCAAGCTAAAATGCTGTTAAAAACTAATAGGGTGAAGACATTGATTAGAGAAGAAGTAGATAAACATTTAAATGAAGCAGAAATTACTCCAAAGTATTTATTGGAGGAAATGAGAAATATTATAGATAAATCAGAATCTAGTGACAGAGATAAACTATCTGCACTAAATACGTTAATTAAAATCACGGGAATGATGGATACTGAAAAAACAACAGAATCGGTGACATTGTTTCAAGGATTTTCAAAGGAGCAGCTAGATGCAATTCAAGAATCGAAATACGAAAAACTATCGGAAAGTACGAAAACTTCTGAGAAGTAATAAAGCCAGATGTGTAATATGTGATAGTAGAATAAGACTAACGGGTGTTATAATGATGGATTCAGTAAAAGACGATGTTACGGGAATTAAGTGCATAGAATGTATTTCTGTATATGATTCTGACTTTGATATACAAAAAATTGGAATATCTTACAATTCAGGAGACGCATAATGAGATTGGCTGTTTATGGTACACTAAGAAGAGGTGGAGATGAAATAGGTAAAGTAAGCGGATTTAGTTTAGTTTTTCCAGGAACTAATGCATTTCCAGCATTAATTAAAAATACTAATGGTTCTGGTGCTGTAGTTGAAATGTTAGAACCTTCTGCTGAAGAACTATCTTACTACGACCAATATGAAAACGTAGATGGAGGTCTTTATATAAGAACGACAGTAAACGTCGAATTAGAAAACGGTGAAACTGAAAAAGCGTGGGCTTATGTTGCTGGTCCTATGTTGTGGGAAAATTCGAAAACATTCACAGAGGTTCCTGACGGCGATTGGTTATCAGATAAAACATTAAGACTTCTAGATAGAGTTATTGAGCATGAGTACCAAGAAGTTAGATAATTTTAATATAATACCTCCAGACCTTTCTCAAAAAGAAAAAGCTTTAGAGTTAGCAAAAAAAGACATTATTACTTTTGGACAAATGTTTTTACCTGAAGATTTTATGAAGTCTAGTCCTGCTCCTTATCAGTATGAGTTAAGCGACTTGTTGCTAGGAGACGAGAAAAGAGCTTGTATCATACTACCTCGTGGTCATGCAAAGTCAACCTTAGCAAAAACGGCGTTATTGTATCAATTATACTTCGCCCCTCCGGAAAAAAAACAATTTATTGCTTGGGTATCTGAAGAACAGTCTCAAGCTATAGACCATATCAAATATATTCAAAATCATATCGATGTTAATCCTGCTTTACAATATTATTTTGGCGACTTAAAAGGAAGTAAATGGACAGAGAAAGAATTTACTACTGCTAGAGGAGATAGGATTATTGCTAAAGGTACGAGTCAACGTTTACGTGGTCGTTCTCAATTAGGATTAAGATATACTAATATTATTTTAGATGACTTTGAATCAGAATTAAATACTAAAACACCAGATAGAAGAAGGGAAATTAAAGAATGGGTAATGTCTACGGTAGAGCCCGCATTAGAAAACTCAAAAGAACAAGAAGGGTCAATATGGCTTATTGGTACAATAGTCCACTACGACTCTTTTCTTCAAGGCGTATATGACGGATACTTAGATGCGGAAAAAGATGGAAGAAAGTCTGCTTGGAATGTATTATATAAAAAAGCGATGGTAGACGGAATTCCTTTGTGGCCTAACTATTTTACAAAGAAAAAATTAGATGATATTAAATCTAGGTTCTCAGAAATGGGATTAGTTCATAAATTTGCTCAAGAGTACATGAATGAAGCTAGAGACGTAGAAACCGCAAAATTTAAAATAGATAGAATCAATAAGTACAGAGGTCATGTAGAAGAAAGAAACGGATTTAACTATATGATGATTGACGAATCTGCTATACCTGTAAATATTTACATGGGAGTTGACCTGGCTTATGAAACAAATGCAAGAAGTGACTTTCAAGTAATAATGACCATAGGTATTGATAGTGATAGAAATATATATATTATAGATTATTATAGAGAACACTCTCCTTTATACGATATGCCTAAGACTATTATTGAATTAGCTAAAAAGTATCACCCCGTTAGGAGAGTTAATGTAGAAAAAGTCGGGGCTCAAGGAATTATTAAAGACCACGTTAACAAGCTAGCTGGAAAAGATAGAAAATTAGCTCCAGGTCTTTCTCAGGGAATAAGACCTCCTGGAGGAATTAAAAAAGAAGATAGGTTGGAGGCGTTGTTATGCCCGATAGTAAATTCTAGAAAGCTATTTATTAAAAAAGAACACGAAGAAATAATAGATGAGATGTTTGAATTTCCGAAAGGAAGGAATGACGACCTTCTTGACGGACTTTGGTATGCTGTCACAACAGCAAAGCCTCCTAAAAGCTCTGCAATGGATAAAAACGTATTAGAAGATAGATTATCTGACAAACAAAACAATTTAGCCTCAAGAGCTATTAATTGGGTCACAGGACAAAAAATATAAGAAATAAGTTGACTTAAGTCTCATATATATGGTATTTTTAGGATAAAATATATACTGGGAGAGAACTATTAAAAAAGACAACAATCAAAGCAAGCCTCAGATAAGCAAAGACTTATTCAGAAGATGGCAAGATGCTAGAAGTACTTGGGACGTAGAAGCAAGAAATGCCGTTGATTTTACTTTAGGTAATCATTATACTGAAGAGGAATCTAGAGCCTTAGCATCTGTTGGACAAGCAGACTTTGTTATAGATAGAGTTTATGCTGCTGTAGATAAATTAAAATCCTTACTAACATCAAGACCTGCTAGATTTTTAGCTATTGGTAGAGAAGATTCTGATAGTAGGATTGCTAATGTTTGGAGTGGATTGCTTGAATATGTTTGGGATATATCTAAAGGCGATACTGTATTTAAACAAGTTGTTCACGACTATGCAGTAACAGGTTTGGGGTATATGTACATTTATATAGACCCTGAAGATGATTTTGGTAGAGGTGAAGTGAAATATACTCACGTAGACCCTTTTAGAGTTTATGTAGACCCAGCTTCTAGAGATAGATACTTTAGAGATGCTGCTGGAATGATATTGTCTACATTTCTTACTCAAGAACAATTATTAAATTTATATCCAAACTTAGAAGAAATTATTGATGATATAGAAGTTGGAAGTAATACTCTATATGGAGAAGATTATCCTTCTTCTAACTTAAAAAACACTGGACAAGTGTTTACTCCTGCAGAAGCAAAGAATTTAGATTACTATACAAATCAAAAATATCAAATTTTAGACAGGTTTTATAAAGTAAAGGTTCCTTTCTATAGAGTTTTTAGTAACGTAGATGGTACCGAGAAAGTTATTAGCCAAGAAGTATATGCAAACTTTTTAGAAGACGAAGAAGTTTTAGCGGCTTTAGAAAGCGGTCAATTAGAAGTAATTGAAATAATGCAAACAAGAATTGCTCAATGCACTAGCGTAGGAGACATTTTATTATTTGAGCGTACTCTAGACACTGATATATATCCAATTGTTCCATTTACGAACATTTGGACAAGCACTCCCTATCCAAAATCAGATGTGAACAAAGTTAAAGACTCGCAGCGACTTTTAAATAAGTTGTTTTCTTTAACTTTGTCACACGCTCAGTCTGCAGCTGGATTAAAACTTTTAATTCCAGAAGGAAGTGTTGATAGTGTTAGCCAGTTGGAAAAAGATTGGGCAAATCCAAATGCGGTTATTGAATACAACCCAGAATTTGGGGAACCTCACTATCCTCAACCAGCTCCTTTAACTAGTGAGTTTTATTATTTAATAGATAGAGTAGAAAAGTATATAGATTTAAACTTCGGTATTCCAGAACTGTTACAAGGATTTAAAGACGGTGCTGCTGAAAGCGTTAGAGGAACGATGCTTTTATCGGAAATGGGAGAATCAAGAGGAAAGTCTAAACTTAGAGATATAGAAGGAAGTCTATCTCAAGTTGGTAAAGTGGTTTACAACTTATCTAAATCACATTATACTTACCAGAAAAAATTTAGAATAGTACAACCTAATAACGATTTAACAGAATTTACTGTTAATAATAGAATGTACGATGATAAGTCAAAAGAAATTTTGCAGATTCAGAACGATATATCTCTGGGTCAGCATGATATAAGAGTAATATCAGGTTCAACCTTACCAAGCAATAAACAAGTAGAATATAATACTTATATTGAAGCGTATAAAATGGGACTGGTAGACGATGTCGAGGTTTTAAAGAAAACTGAAATCTTTGACAAAGAAGGTGTTCTTCAAAGAAAAGGACGTATGCAACAGATGCAACAATATATAGCCACACTTGAAAATCAAGTAAAAGAGCTCAAAGGTGACCTACAGACAGCAGATAGAGAAACTGTTTCAGCACGAAAACGTACAGAAACGGAAAAATTCAAATCAAGGTTGACTGAAGTTATCGAACAAGGAAAGAGCAAAGAAAAAGACAAGCTATTAAAATTAAACGCAGCTATTGATTCTATGTCTAATGAAGAAGGACAATAAAGCAAATCAATGTTGGTTATGCACTTAGGTGAAATCAGCAAAGGAGAAAAAACATGGCAAACGAACAAGAAAATAACCAGGTTGTCCAAGACGACCCAATAGTTGCAACAACGGTAGAGCAAGATGCTTTATCTTTAGAGCAACCTCAAGAAGAAGGTGTAGAAGCATCTACTTCTGTTGACTGGGAAGCAGAAACTAAAAAGTTTCAATCAATGTACGATAAGAAAACAGCAGACTTTGAAAACTTAAACTCGGAATCACAAGAGCTTATTAGGTTAAAAAATCTGTTAGATTCTAGACCGGATGTTGTAGAAGCTATGGAATCTGCAATGCAAGGAAAATCTGAAAAGGTAAAAGAGAAGGACTTAGACCCTGAATCTTTTGACCCTTGGGACGCCTATTACAAGCCTGACTCTGCATCCTATAAAATGAGGGTGACGAGAGAAAAAGAGCTTGTACACCAAACAGTTGACCAAGAACTTGGTAAACTGCAAGAGGCAATGGCAGTAAATAATTTAAAAAATGAGTTACAGTCGAGACATAAACTCTCTCAACATGAAGCTGAAGAATTTTTAAATTTTGCTACTACTCCACGAGGAGACTTACCTTTAGATACTTTAATTAAAGTATGGAAAGAAAAAGACGGTGGAAAAGTACAGAATGTAAATAAGGAAGCAGTTGAAAAAGCTCAAAATATTCCTCAACCTGCAGGAGTTTTACAAGGAGGAGAACCTCCTAAGAAAAACGACCAGGACCAAATGTGGGATAGAATTATGAATGCTGGGTCTCGTGGTAAAATAGCAAAGTAAACATACATAAACTAGGAGATTAAAATGGCTTTTAATCAAGGACAACTAAAAGCGTCTAGTATTACAGCCGCTGCTTCAAGTGCGGATTATGGGCAAGCCCCAGACCAAAGAAAATTGTATGACTTCTCTGATAGAGTTGCAGAACTTGCCCCAGAAGAGTCACCATTTTTCGTGTACTTGAACCAAGCAGCTAAAGTTGCTACAGATGATAACGTATTCCGTTTTCTTGAAAACAGAACACAAATAAATCATACTGATAGAAGCTTTACACTAGCCGCTGATGTAAACGGTGGAAGTGCCGTTGCACAAGGTGAAGTTCATACTTTCTCAGTTGACAACGCAGCTGGTGCAGCAATTGGATTCCTTACAAAAGGAATGGTTTTTGCAGTATCAACAGTGGACGCAGCAACAGGGTATGCACAAACACTAGTAAGAGTTGAGTCAGGACCTTCAATAGGTTCAGCCGCTACTACCTTCCAAGGTAGAGTTATAGACACGTCTCAAACAGACACAACAGGACACGACATACTTTCTAATAATGATGTAGCCCAAGTAATTGGAACTTCATTTGAGGAAGGAACTGCGTCGCCTGATACGTTTTCAGACACATTAGACGATGACTACGGTTATACTCAAATCTTTAAAACAGCATGTGAATTAACTAACACAGCAATCGCAACACGTCACCGTGGATATGCGAATGAGTTCGAAAGAATTTGGGCTCAAAAACTACGTGAACATAAAATTGACATTGAAAGAGCTATGCTCTTCGGTCAAAAAGCTCGCGTAAACGGCGTTCAGTATACTGAAGGTCTAGTAGGAAATATCTTAAAAAATGTAGCTCCAGTATTGGATGACTCTGCATTATCTTATTCTTCAGGAAAAGGATATTACAGAAGTACAACACAAGCTGAGCTAACATACGATAGATTACTATCAGACATGGAAGTTATATTTGACCCAGCAAGAGGCGGAGCAAGTGAAAAACTTGTTATGGCTTCTTTACCAGTAATTTCATTCTTTAACAAAATGGGCGACGGTGCGTTTATCGACGCATCTGTTGGACATGCAAATGCTCCTTACAGAGTAAACATGGATAATGTTGAAGGCAACTTTGGTCACAAATTGATGGAAATCAATACTGTGCACGGAAGTATGTTTCTGGTTAAACAACCACTCTTTAGAGGTGTTGCAAGTGGAATGATGCTTATGGCTGACATGAGTCAGTTAGCATACAGACCATTAGTAGGTAATGGTATTAACCGTGATACTCAAATCATGACAAATGTACAAAGTGCAGATGAGGATTTAAGAAAAGACATGATTCTAACAGAAGCAGGTCTTGAAATCACTTTACCAGAATCACACGCTCTATATAACGTGGAGGGATTGTAAGATGAAAACAGGTTACTTAAATAGAAATAGTGGTAATGGTGGAATGTTAATTCCAGTTGAACATTTAATTGGAGCTAAAACACTAAAAGCAGTAGAAGATAGCGGTAAAGTTTTTACCCTAGATGCAGCTGGCGGTGCTTACAGTGTTACCTTACCAACTGTTTTAGAAGCTGGTATTAATTACAAGTTAATCGTTGATGAAAACACGCCAACTGGAGCAATTACGATTGCTGCTGGTTCTGCAATTTTATTCGGTAAAATAGCAGAGTCTGAAGTTGATACAAGTGACGACAACCCAGGTTCCTCTGGTGCTACAGGAGTTTCAAATTTAATTTTTGGAACATCTGCAGAACAGGGAGACTATGTTGAAATCGTTTGTGACGGAGTTAAATGGTATTTCTATGGAAATACTGCTAAAGACGGAGCAGTTACAACATCATAAATAGTTATTAGGTACTATGGAGTGGGTTTATTCCCACTCCGAAACCTATAAAGAATTTTAAAACTAATAGGAGAAAGAAATGGCAAATTATAGTGCAGCAGAAGTAAAAGTTATTATAAATGATATTAGTGTAAATGCTAGTAGCGTTGATGGTTCGTTAGCAAAAGAAGTTAAAACTTTTGTAGCTACATTAACAGATAATACAATTATTTCAATAAACACAGTAAAACTAGATAGCTCAAGAGTTGCTTATATAGTTACTTATATGTAACATGAGTAAGTGTCAACATTGTAACGAACCTAATCCTGATGGGATGTTTAACTGTACCTCTTGCGGTCAAAGAGCTTCAGCACCTAAATGGAATACCAACTTTGTTGTTAGGGAAAATAATCCTTATGCAACAGCTATTAGGAAAGACCAAATGGAAATAAGAACAATGTCCCAGGAAGAAGGCTTTAAAAAGCTAAGAGAAGGGGCTTCGAAAGTCTCTAAAAAGGGACCAACGACAAGGATAATGTAATGTACGGTAAAAAGAAAAAGAAAAAGAAAAAGTCTAAAAGATATTAATGGCTAAGAACTTAAAAGGCGTAAGCTTAAATAATTTAACTGCTGCTCAAAAAAGACAAATGAGCAAGCATAAAGTTCATCATTCAAAAGCACATTTAAAAAAAATGGCGGCTGCAATGAGAAAAGGTAAGTCTTTTAAACAGTCTCACAACGTTGCTATGAAAGCAGTAGGTAAATAGTGAGAGGATTAGGACAACAGACTAGAAGAAGTAATGGAAAGAAAAAGACTAGACAGGGTATGAGCAAAAATACCAAGATGGGAAATAAAATGAGTACAAAGAATTATAAGAAACCATATAGAGGACAAGGAAGATAATGGCTGATTTTAAAACAAGAATAAGTGACTTAACAGGGTTTGCGAGTACAGATGATGTTGCTTTAAGTGACTGGTTAAAGTCTGGTGCTCGTTCTGTATCTAATATTCTACCATTAAACAAACTAGAAAGAGTTGGAAAAAATGAAAACTTTACAAACAATATTGACGTAGAAGGAAAAAAGATTTTAGCGGTAGTAAGAAAAGATGACAATCATGCTAGTAAAATTTACACTCCTTGTAGAACTTTACCTGCTTCTATGATGGGTAGAGTAAATGATACTAATTATATGGAAGCTGCTTCGGAAAGCGACCCAGCTTATATTATTCACGGAGAAGTTTTAAATACGTATCCTGCAAGTAATGCAAGTAATGATAGTAGGATAGTTTCTATAGACTTATCTTTTTCAGCAGTTACTCACGATGATTCTTCTATAGATAATTTTCCAGACGAAGCAGAAGAAGCTGTTGTATTATATGCTTCTAGAAATGCATTACAAAGATTAATGAATAATATGAACGGAATTAGTGCTTTAACTGTGAGCGTAAGTGCACCTAGTGCACCTAGTTTAGCAACAGTAAGTTATTCAGCTGCAACGAATGCAGATGCAAGTGCTAGTTCAGTTGGAGCTATAACGGTTGCATCGGTCGCAGACGTTGACCCAACAGGCTCAGTTCCTACTTATTCAAAACCAACTCAAACTTTTGACATAGGTCAATTTGAAACATTTTTAGAAACTAACGAAGACCCTGAATTAGCACAATTACAGTTAGGTAGACTTAATAACGAGCTCGGAGAATATCAAACAGATATACAAAATGAATTAAATGAGTTTAACAAAGAGAATGCAAGATATCAGGCAGAAATACAAGACCAGGTTACTAAACATAATACTGCTTTACAAAGAGCTATTACTCAAGCACAATTAGATGCAGCAGATGCTCAGCAAGAAGCACAGCAAGCTACGCAAGTAAGTTTAGCTAATAAAGCTCAAGACCAAGTGTTAGCATTACAAAATGCAGCTCAAACTATGGGAGCAGCAGTACAAAACAATGACGATTTGTTGCAAAAATTTAACTCAGAGCTAGGAAAGTATCAAGCACAAGTATCTGATGAAATACAAGAATTTAGTGCTAACTTACAAAAAGATACTGCAAAATACACTTGGTATACTCAACAATATCAAATGTTAGATGCTCAATATAAAGAACAAATACAAACACTACAAGGGGCATTATAATGGCTGCAATAGAATTTACAGGTAAAGAAATATATAGTAGAGTATTACAAGCAGTACCTGGAGTATCAGAAAACTATGTAATAAATTTAATTAATGAAGCATTGATTGATATGGGTAGATATCCAAATCAAATAGAAAATGCCAAAACAGATTTAAAACATAATCAACTATGGTATGCTTTAGATGACGATGAAGGAATAACAGTTAATAAAGTTTTTAGATGTACAATTTTAAATTCAAGCGGAGAATACATTAAAATACCTAGACTGTCTAACGGAGAAATAAAACAATTTTACAATGAAAGCAGTACGTCTTCTAATACTGCTTGGACGGAGGTATAATGGCAGCAGTAAGTAGTGAGTATAAAGACCCTAGCGATAACTTTGTTTGGTGGATAGAAGGGGATAGGATAGCGGTTGCAACTTCAAAAGGGAATGCTGGAACTAGCGAAACCAATGAAGGTAAACTAAAACCAGTCCAATTAGGTTCGGGGAATACAATTACTGACGGTGTTATTATTTCTTATTATGCAGAACCAGATAAACTTACAAGTATTACAGGAACAATAGATATTGACAATTCTTTACAGCCAGGTTTAATTGATTACGTAAAAGCAAAAGCATTAATGGATGCAGCTGCTTCTTCAACAGAACCAGCTTTAGCACAGATTAAAATGGCTTCAGCTCAACAATGTATGGCTAACTATAAAGAATGTGTTCGTAGGTACGGAATGAAGAAAACGGATAAGGTTGGAGGAACTAGAGGCGTAGTTCCTACTAGTTTAATATAATGTATAGAGGTCCTAATGGAGTTGGAAAAGGAGATAAACCTAGAGCTATAGGTATATCTCAAAAAGAATTTGCAAAACGTTGGGATGCAATATTTAACAAAAAAAAGAAAGAAGGAAAACAAAGTGGCAGAACTGAGTAAAGACAGTAAATTTACATTTAGTATAGAAACTTTAATTACATTAGGAACAACATTAGTTATGATTGTTACGATGTGGTTTACTTTACAAGCGGACATACAAGAAGCAAAAGAATTACCTGAACCTCCGATAGGCAGAACTGAATACGACTTAAAGGACCAGATGATTAGAAACACAATCATTGAAACTGAAAAAGATGTACAGGAAATTAAAGAAGAACAAAAAGAAATGCGTACAGATGTTAAAAACATTGAGCGTATGTTAATGCAAAAGTGAGGTACAGAGATGAATTGGTTATCTGGTATTACATATTTGGTTGGTATCTGTTTATGGTTATCGCCTTTATATGCTCAAAGTAGTTTAAAAGATTTACAACAGATTCAATTATTAAGTCAAGACGAATGTATTATAGTTCAAGTAAATGCAGATTGGAACTTTAAAGCATCATTAGATTTAAATGGTTTAAATAATTGCGTATGGTTTAACGCTAGTATAGATGATAAAAACTATGGTGCAATTATTGCAGATGAATGGAAAATAGTATCTGTTCCAACAATAATTATGTTTGAATATGGTAAAGAAGTAAAAAGGTTTGAAGCTGGATTAAGTTTCAATTTAGATAAAAATAAAATCATCAAAGAAATTAAAGATGAAATTGATGAAATACAACTAAGGAAGTTTCAATGATATATTTAGCAAAATGGTTTAAACAATTATTTGGTTGCGTGTTATTAATTAGTACTTTAGCAGCACAAGACTTTTTTAAGTTTAGCACTATATATGGTGCCTATAGCTTTAGCAGTCCTGTAACTAAGGAACTACAATATCAAGTATCTGGTGGACAACTACAAGAGTTACAAGAAGAACTAGACGACCACAGTATTATGACGTTTGGTATTAGAAAGTTAGCAAGATTTGGCTACGAAAATAAACCTGAAGTGTGGTATACTGGAGATGAAGCACCTATAAATGAAAGTGCTGCTATTGGTAACGTACCTACTGGTTGGGAGTATGTAATACAATATTCTGACCACAAAGAGTTTGAAGAAGAATTTATTAATGAACAATATATGTTACGCTATATGGGAAAAAGTTTTTTGGTAAAAGCCAACTACGATTCAAGGGGCTTAGAAGACGTAGAGTTCGCAGCCTTAGATATGCGTTACAAAAAAGATATAGGTAATCTTGCGTTATCATTAGGAGTAGCCGGTAGAATGCACCCTGCATACCTAGACTTTAGACCTATTGATTTATGGTGGGCTGAACAAGGTATTGACACAGATAACTTTACACCATTTTGGGATTTTGCTTATTTCTATGGCTATACAGATGAGTTTGTAGAGCAGTTTACACAATATGGATATAGCTACTTTGATTTTAAGTGGTATAATGCAGAAGGCGAACTTGTAGCTAATACAGACGACCAATTTTATAAACAGGTATACGGAGAGCTGGTTAAACAATACAATGAAGAATATGCAAAAGAACTAGGATACCAAAATGAATTAAGTTTATCAGTAGGTGCAGACTATTATAAGTATACACCAAAGAACTGGTTGCATGTATGGGTTACAACTTACCCAGTAACTAAAGGTATGTCTGACTATTCATTTAATTATGATGTAGTAGACAATGGCATGGATTATGACTTAGGTCTAGTTTATGGTTGGAAGTTAACTAAAAAGTTTGGAGTATTTTTAGAAGGTAGATTTTTGTCAATGTACGATGTACAATCTTATGAATCTAAGGTTGGACTGAATTGGTTGATATACTAATGGCTAAGAAAAAAATGAAGAAAAAAAAGAAAGGCTTGTATGCAAACATACATGCTAAGCGTAGAAGAATTAAAGCTGGTTCAGGGGAAAAAATGAGAAAGCCTGGTAGTAAAGGTGCTCCAACAAAAGCTAATTTTAAAAGAGCTAAAAAAACAGCTAAGAAAAGAAAGAAAAAATAGTGGCTAGAAAAGCAAAAAAAGCTATACGTAAGACTACTAAAGGTAAAGGAGCTAATTACAGACCTACTAAAAAAGGTGCAGGTATGACGGCTAAAGGAGTTAAAGCTTATAGAAAAGCTAATCCTGGAAGTAAGCTAAAAACCGCTGTTACTGGTAAGGTTAAGAAAGGTAGCAAGGCAGCTAAGAGAAGAAAATCTTATTGTGCAAGGTCTGCAGGTCAGCTTAGAAGAAGCTCTGCTAAAACCAGAAACGACCCAAATTCAAGAATTAGACAAGCACGTAGACGATGGAAATGTAGATAAAGGAGATAATATGGTAAATGTTATGATAGGTATTTTAATAGGAATGGCGGTACATTATACCGTTTGTAAATATAGTAGTTGCATAAATGGTTGTGATTGTAATAAATGGAAAGGTTTAAGATAATGCCTAAGTTAGATATGATAGGAAATATTATTGATAAAGTAGCTGGTCATGTAGACAAGTTTACTTTAGACAAAGAAGAAAAAGCACAATTAATCATGGAGATTAATAAAGCACAAATAGAAGTCAATAAAATAGAAGCAGGCTCTTCTAGTTTATTTAAAGGTGGATGGAGACCTTTTGTTGGATGGACTTGCGGGTTTGCTTTATGTTATCATTTTGTATTACAACCTATGCTAGCTTTTCTTTTAAATGTTTGGGGATACGATGTTTTACTACCAGATTTTGACATGACAACTTTAACTACAGTTTTAATGGGTATGTTAGGTCTTGGTGGGATGCGTAGCTTTGAAAAAGTTAAAAGGTCAGCATAATGCCTAAACAGATGTTTACACTAAACAATTTTAGTGGAGGGCTTAATACTAAGTCATCTACAAGAGATATCAATCAAGACCAAGTTTCTAAAGCAGAAAATGTAGTTATTTCTAATCCTGGTTTAATTGTTTCCAGTTCTGTTTCAACAGATAAGTCTGCTACAAATATATCTAAAGTAAGCACATCTAATTATGGAAACGGTGCTTTTATATTTAATAGTGAATATGATATAAGCGACGACGATACAACAACTCAAGTAGCTAAACAAATTATTGCATATCCAGATGGTGCTAATTTAGAATTTTATCACAGAGGATTTAATACAACTGGAAACTTTTTAGACGCAGCAGGAAGTAATGACTTTGCTATGACTAGCGGCTCATTGTTTGAACCTGTTTATTATTTTGTAGATGGTAGGCTTTATGTTTCAGATAAGGATAACGTAGATAGCGACATAACTAAAGCTCCTCAAGTATTAGAAGTAATAAATACAAAAAGATTTAATGCTGATATATTAGAATGGGAATCTGGAGATGCAGCAGTTACGGAACCTACAGATGCAGTATTTGCTCAAATTAAAACAGATGCTTCCGCACCTACTAACGCCACAATTGATGATGCTGGAGATTTTTCAATTACATTATCAACTCACCCTTCTTACGATAATACTGCAACTACAAACGGAGGTACTTTAACTGCAGATGTAGGTATAAAAGATACTATAATACATGTTACTGATTCAGACCATGCAGATTTTGTAATAGGCAATGTATTCTTATTAAACGATGAACCAATGCAATTACTATCTGCAGATTCAACAGCAAACACTCTTAACGTTCTAAGAAACGCATATGGAGATGCTCCTCCTGGAGGAATGGGAGTTCAGGGTATGGAACACAAAACTGGAGACATATTTAAAGGGTTCCAAGTTAGTTCTGGAGAGCAGTTAGATGATGTTATTATTTCAGGTGGATGGCCTTCAGGTCAATATGAATTTACTTATTCATTTGTTAATTATTCTGGAGATGAAAGTCTTATGAACGTTAACCCTCAAGCAACAACAGCACTAATGTCTACAGGAGAATATTTTTCCGATGTTAGAGTTGTAGTTAATGTAGAGAGTGCTTTTAGGAAAAGAGAAAAAGGATTTAGAATATATACAAGATTAAAAGGAAGCAATGATAGGTATGGTTTGTTTTTAGATTGTGATTATGAAAAAGGCGTAAGACCTAATATGTTTGAAGACTATGTATCTTGGACAGCTGGCAGTGGAGATAGTTACGGAGGAGGAGACCAAGAATTTTTTGAAATAGCAGCAGCTGACGCTTTAACTATTGCTAATCCTTCTTTAGATACCTATGAATCAATTAATGGATATTCAGAAGACGAAGAGTCTATTTCTTTTGGAACGAAAGGTGGTTATAAAGCAGCTACAGTTTGTTCTAGAAGAGCTTGGGTAGCAAACGTAAAAAGAGATTCGGTAGTATATAATGATAGAATTTATTATACTCCTGTTAATAGGTTTGCAACATTTCCAGAAAGTTTTTATTTAGATATTGGAGTAAATGACGGTGACTCTTTTACTGCATTACATAGTATAGGAAATAGATTATTAGCTTTTAAACAAAAAAAATTATATGTTATTAATGTTTCATCTAGTGCTGACGCAGGTTGGTATCTTGAAGCGGAGTACGAAGGTGTTGGTTGTAGAACCCAAGAATCAGTTACTAAGACTCCGTTTGGAATATGTTGGGTTAATGACGACGGCGTTTATCTTTACGAAGGAGAAGGTACTCCTCAAGAATTAACAGTATTTTTAGATGATGCTATTTGGAGAACAAGTGCAGGGACTAGGCCCACTATAGGATTTAATAACAAGTATAAACAATTATGCGTAGTACAAGACACTACTCAAACTAACGATATACTAATATTTGATTTTACTTCAAAATCGTGGTCTACTACAAAATCGATGTTAAACGGTATGTCTAATTTTGTTCAAACTTCTGACGGATTATATTTTATAGAATATGCTAGTAGTGGAAACAATAAAACAGTAAAGCTTCTTAGTGGAGACACGGGAACAAAACAAATAAAATTACAAACAAAAGATATAGATTTTGGTAGTCCAGGAAAAGTTAAAAAAGTATATAAGGTATATATTACAGCAAAAGATGATGGAGGTTCTAGTGCAGATGGAAATACTTTAACATTAAAATACGCACTAAACGGTAATACTACTTTTGGTAATGCTTCAACAGCTACACCAAACTCTTCTACTTTTACAACATTAGTTTACACTTTAAATGTAGATTGTGAATCTATTGCATTCGAGCTTACAGATGAGGACGGAGAAGCAATTACTATAAATGATATAACTGTTGAATATAGAGCTAAATACAAGAGAGCTTCATAATGCCTAATTCAGGCAAACATAATGTCAATAACATTGACTCATTCTTTAAGACGAGACCGTCTCATACAAATTTAAGAGAAGGAGAAAATGTTTCTTTTCTAGAAAAAGGAGTATTAGTAAAACTAGAAAAAAGAAATGGAATAGTTTATGAATCTAGATATGTTGAAGCAAATAAAAAATCTTTAATAAATAATGTTGGAGTAGAAGCTAGTGCTACTATTATAAGCTCTTCCGGTGGAGGAACTGGAGATATTACATCTATATCAGCAGGAACTGGGTTAAGCGGTGGTGGAACTACTGGAGCAATATCTTTAAATATAGACTCTACTGTCACTACTCTTACAGGAACACAGACCCTTACAAACAAAACTTTAACAGCACCTACCTTAACTACGCCAGCATTAGGAACACCAGCAAGTGGTGTGATGACGAATGTAACAGGTACTGCTGCAAATCTAACAACTGGAAAAGTAACAGTAACAGATAGTACAGCTAATACAAATTTTCCTGTTATATTTCATGATGAGTCTAATGCTTTATTAGATGATACTAGTGCATTAACCTACAATCCAAGCTCTGGTAC